ACCAGACCAACGGCTAATGCCACCATCAAAAGAAACAGTAACAGGAATTTTTGATTTCTCTCTAACATATCTCGATTTCTCTACGTTGATTATAAAATTGTAACCTACCAGCTCAGTTCCTTCTTTCTCTTGCTGACGACCAAGAATAAAGATGTTATCAGCTGAGTAATACGAACCAGTACCACCACCAACGATATCTTTCGGATACAATCCGATTTCTTTGTAGGTGTGATTGACCACGACCATAGGAATATCCTTTAGTGTTAGATGTGGTGTAACCATACGGAACAATGACTTCAATTGCTTGGCGCGAGACATATCAGCAACAGATTTACCATCCATGGCATCTTCAACTTCTTTCTTTGAAGCAAGATTACCAATAGAATCAATCAGGATAATTACATGATCATCGCGCTCAATGCTTTCTACCTGTTTCATGATATCAAACTTCAACTGTTCGATATCAGTGATTGGTGTATGAATAACCTTCTCATTATCAATACCGAAAGAATCAAAGTAAGACTGCGGTGTTCCAAACTCTGAATCATAAAACAGAACAACACCGTCAGAGTATTTGTCGAGATATGCTTTCGCCATCAACAAACTGAATGCAGTCTTGAAGTGCTTACTCGGACCAGCCCACATTGGCAATCCTGGAGTTAGTCCACCATCAAGACGACCAGATAATGCCACGTTAAGAACTGGGATCGTGGTCGGAATCATATCCTTCTTTGTAAAGAACTTAGATTGAGAAAGGACTGATGTGTCTTTGATAGTTGAATTTTTCTTAAGTTTTTCTAGTATGCTCATAATATCCTCTTGAGTTTATTACATTATTATACTACGTATTCGATTTATTGTAAAGTTATTTTGGATTATTTTTGTGATGCGGAACATCAAAGACAAATGTAATACGAATGCAATCACCAACATTTTCTGTTCCATGTGGAAGTTTATTATTAAACCAGAGTAAAGTTCCTGGCTCTACTACATATTCTTCATCGCCTACCATATATTTGTATTTTCCCAAGATTGACAAGTGATACCTGTCTCTTGTTTGATAGTAACTTCCAAAGTCTATGTGCTTTCCAACTGATCCGCCAACTGGCAAAGACAAAAATCCACATCGACTAAATCTCTTGAAGTTTCTTTTTAGAAAAGAAATAATTTCTGTGTGTCTTCTGCATGCTTCTGTAGGTATGCAGATTTCTGTGTCACCAACATATTGCCCTTCATGTTCTATACCACCCATAACTAACTGTAGAACGCCAGCTTCAATTTCTGGGAATCCTCTATCTAGCATAGATTGTGCACCGTCAACTCTTTTCTGCATTCCCCAGTCTTGAGGATACATTTCCAGTTGACGGACTATCTTAGAAACATTAATCCCAGTCTTTATGACTTTGATGTTATCCAAAGAATTCCTCCAAAGAACTTTCTTTTTCTGTTTTCCATCCTAGTGGTTCAATAACAATCTGCAACGCATCAAGAAAAACTTTTTGAAACTGTTTATCATAATCTATGTATGCATGAAGTCCCAGTTCCTTAGGTAAATGCTGCACGAAAGCGATAACATCTTCTTGGATTGGATTTGGCATCTTCATATAAACAAACTTAATCTTATCACCATCGCGAATTGCCTGATACTTTTTCTCCAAGCCCATTCGTTTACAGTGATGATTGTAAAGCAATGCACCACGAACATGGATTGGTGTTCCCTTGGCATAAATTGGAGAGCCTGCATAAACTTTCATACCATTCACACCTCGTGGAAAAGCAATATCTTCTACTGGCATCTTTAGAAAATGTGCTCGCTTTTCTTCTATGTATAAGTGCAAATCTTCTTCACTACCTTTTAGGATAACTTGGATAGATTCTCTAAGCATGTCACGGATAGCTGCAGGTGTAGAAGATTTAACCATCTCCAGACCCATAACCTTCAACTTGGGTTTGGCATATTGTACACCTTCAGAGTTATGTACATTCAATATGTATCTTTTCTTGGCAGTCCAGATTGCTTTGTCAGCCAGGACCTCTCGCTTCATCTGCATCTTTTGAGAGTGAGCGTTCATGTAGTCTGCCAACTCTTGATAACTATTGTCAATGAATGGCTGGAAGATCTCCTCACAAACCTTGTCCATATACTTAATCTTTTGCTCTGTCGTTTTCCCATCGCAAAGTTTCTCGATCAAAGATTCCAAAGACAGATAGATTGAGTCAGTATCAATCGCAATGATGTAATCCTTTTCCTGAGTCTTCATTGTCTTGTTCATAAACTCATTCAGCTTGTTGGCAATCCAACGAATAGACAATTGACCAGAAATTGTAATACCCTCTGCCATACGAATATCAAAGTAACGGAAGTATTCATTACCCATTGCACCGTAAGCAGAGTTCAGAGCAATCTTCATCGCCATCTGCAGATTGTTGAGGCGACTTATCTCTTTAACATGTTGTTTGTTACTCTTGTCGTTCTCATATTCCTGCTGAATCTTTAGCATCTGTTTCTTGAATTTGCTTCGGTCAGTATACATCTTCTCCATCAACTCAGGCATAAACCCTGTGTATTCTCTGGTATAACACCATCCGTTTGCAGTCAAAGCCAGATCTCTGCGTTGAAGATACGATGTATCAATCTCTTTGTTTAGAAGTTTATCAACAGAACAAGAGATCTTCTCACTTGTTAAAGTTTCTGGGCTGATGTTGTACTGCATAATTAAGTGCGGATACAAACTGTTCAAGTCAAACGAAGCAACCCATTTATGTCCACCAACCAGTGGGTCTTTAACAAACGCACCTTCAAACTGCGCACTCTTTGAACCACCGCTCTTCTTTAAAGGGATGACAATATTCTTATCTCGTAGATGATTATAGATGATAGCATCCCACATACGAACCTGCGAGAATACATCTTCAAAATTAATCTTCGCATTATATGCCATGGTGTACAACAACTCAAGCAAACGCATCTTGTCGTCTAGCATCTCAACAAGTTCCACGTCGTGAATGTTATACTCAACGAAGTCTTTCCAATAGTTAGAATAAAAATCTCTGAAGTCAACTCCAGGATTTTCTTTCTTACGTTCACCTAGTTCTTGCTCTGCGATATAATCTAGTTTATAAGATTCTTGTTTGGTGTAAGTAAACTTCTTGTAAAGATCAAGATAGTCAAGTTGGGCAATACCATGCAGGTCATAAGAGATCTCCTCATTGCCTTTGACATAGATACTGCGGTGCTGGATTAATCCCCATGGTGAGAGTTTAGATGCGACGCTGTCGCCAAGTTCTCTCTCGATTCTCCCAGCCAGATATGGAATGTCAAAGAATGAAGTGTTCCAGCCAGTGATGACGTCTGGATAGTTTGCTTGCCAGAACTCCATAAATCTCGACAGAAGATTACGTTCGGTGGAGCAATAAACATAATTCAAATCTTCTCTAACCTTAGAGTATTCTTTCGTTCCAAAAGTTGTGACAAGTTTTGTTTTGGAATCCTTGATCGTGATTAGAAGAATCTCTTCATTTGTTGTCTTGACATCAGGGAATCCTTCTTCAGTGGAAGTCTCAATATCAAGATAGAATGTCCTGATCTGATCGACATCCCAGTTGATGTCATAGTCATAAGTATCGCTGATATATTGACACACATAATTAGTATTGCCATTCAACTCGAACCCAGCAACATCTTCATATCTGTTAATAAATTCTCTGGTCTCTTTTATAGTTCCAGGTTGTACCGCATCAAGAACTTTTCCATCAAGAGTTTTCCATTTGCTTCCAGGTTTCTTCGATGCTACGAAAAGTGTTGGAGAGAAATCTAGTTTATATGAAAATGCTTTGCCGTGTTCATAACCACGAACTAGCATTCTGTTTCCGTAAGGATATACGTTAGTGTAAAATTGCATTAGACCTGCTTTCCATACATAAGTTGCATCGCGTCGAGTGCGCAATCGTGGACGGGATGATGTTTGATGACTTCGTGTCTTTTGAATAACGGATGATCTACTTCTACATATCCGTTTGTAGTTCCATAAAGCAGATCAACTGCAGTTCTGACATCTCTCCACATATGGTATCCTGTAATTTCTTGCAAGCCAACTTGCACACACAACGAATCAATCACAAGTTGATCAAGCGAACCTCGTGCCCACATAGTTTGCTTATCTGCGTTTGGAAACTTTGCCATATATTCATGCAATGTTTTAATTCCAGTTTTCATACTCACATCATCTCTGGAAGGATGCAGACTAACTTCTTTCACATAACGATGTTGTTCTTTCCACCAGTCAAATGTAGATTTACTAATAGTGCGCCCAGCATTAGTTTGTTCCTGTACATTAAACTTAACAAAGCACGCATCGCCAAGTAAGTCTTGGTATATTGGACGTTTCTCTGGATCGAAATGAATTATTGCTGCCGATAGAATGACAGCATTTGATTCTACACCAAGAGATTCTATATCAAATATGAACACTAAGGATTTCCTTGTTCTATTTCCTGCTCGTAATGTTGCTTAAGCAACATGTATTGTTTGATCAGATCAGAAGGCAACAACTTGGAGTTCTCTCTCCAAAATTTATCAAACTCATTGGCGAACTGTCTACTTAAACGAATCTCTTCATAGTAATAATGCTGTAACATATTCAACTCCGTAATGATAGTTTTTTTAATTCTTCCATTCTTTTATTCAAAGCAATCAAACTTACTTTTGTGTTCTGAATGTAAGTATCGTTCGAATTTTAGTCGTTCAGACTCTTCTTCAATTATTATGCAGCGAACATAAACAGACTCAATATCAATTCCTTCTTCTCTAATAAAAACACCGCACATATGGTGTGTAACTTTATTATCTTTTCCTGCAGAAGCCCTCAAATCACTTATTCGTTTTGGCATAAAACTAGACTCACCGATATAACATATATCCTTATGCACAAGTTGTTTTGGTTTTTTTAAAGATACTTGATATACACCTGGATATTTTCCATCAGAAAACTCCTTCCAGAAGTTTATGCATTTTTTGCTTATCTTAACATAACTACACGCAGATAAGATTTCTGTAAGTTTAACCCACTTGGTAACTTTATAGTTGGTTCTCATTTGATCACCTTCGAGTTGTCAGCGACATCTTTATCATCACGAATTTCTACAAAAATTGGAAGAAACAATGACTGCTCTCCTGTTTTATTCTTGATACGACTATTATACTTGATTGCCACAATTTTGTCAAGTAAATTTTCTTTCCAGAAAGTTTTACGGTGTTCGTCGCTAAAACCAGATCCGACTTTAACCTTTACAACTCCATCTGATGATTCGCATACAATCGCACCTAGCATTCCTGCAGCCTTGCCTGTTCCTTCTTCAACTGCAACAATCTTCAGATCGCACTCTAGTTCACCTTTGAATTTAATCTGATGCTTTACACGTTTGTCTTCCCAGACACCACGTTTGTCTTTGAGGATAATTCCTTCTTGACCAGAAGAAAGTAACTTTTGAAAGATAGTGTTAACCTGTTCAATGTCATCGACTACA